TTGTTAATGTTATTTGACAAGCCAATCTACTTTGTTTTGGTTTAAACTCAGGTTCGTATTCTAATAATTCTATTTCAGCTGTTTCTTTTGGAACAGGTTCGTAAAATCTTTCGTCTAAGTGTATGTGGCAGGTAGCACAAGCACAACTACCACAACAGTCTGCTGGTATTTCAGGTATAGAAACCTTTGAATAATCCCTAGCAGCTTCCATTAATGTTGTTCCTTCGGGAACTTCTACTGCTATTTTTGATCCGTCACGGACAAAATAAACAGTTATCATTAAAGTTTTGGTATTGATGTTTCTGTTATAAGTCCTGATGGTTTTGTAATTATCTTACTTGTGTTTGCTTCGTAATTTGATTTGATGTCATCTTTCGGTTCTGTGATAAAGACAATCTTATCTTTACTTAATGTGATCGTATCACTTTTACCAAAAGCATTATACAACGACATCATCAATTGTATTGGTTGTCCTGGTGCTGATTGTTGTGGTATGATTACAAATGGTTTATGTAAACTTACACCTTGATCGTTTTCACCTACTTTAGCAATTACATCTTCGCCTGTAGATAGTCTTAATAACTTCACTTCTTGCATAATATCTCCTTAAATTATTTGTTTATAATATAACATAGATTGACTTAAATGTCAATGCTTATTTTTCGTCATTGTCTTCTTTATCTGGTTCAAAACCAACTCTTTTATCTTTACCTTTTTTATCAATAGGTTTTAAACGTTTACTCAATACAAATGTTCTATTAGGGTTGACACTAATATTCATTAATCGCATTAAATCTCTATTTACAAGTAAGTCGGAACCTGATCTAGGTCTTTGATCTAAACCAATCTCTACATCTTTATATGTAAAACCATTAAATGTTAAATCCATTAATATAGTTGGTCTTGTTTCAGATGGTTCATTCGTAGCATTTGATCTGAATACTTTACTTATACCGTGTCTAGGTTTACTAAATGTTTTACCATTGTATTTCCATTTAATAATTTTACCTTCTTCTAAAATTTCATCAGCATGTAAAGCACAAGCCTGAGAACCGTTACCAGTGTCAAACTTAACTCTTACTTTACCTACTTCATCTAACTCAACTGTTTCTAACCAACCAGTTTCTATAAGTGATTGTCTATCCCAATGAGTTCTATCGGAAATATGATCTACTACATTGGCCATCATTTGTTCACCATCTATTCTACCAGCCGGTTCTGCGTCAGCATAGTAATCTCTATGTTGATAGCCTTCGTAATCAGCGCCTGATCCAGGACTACCATTTACTTCTAATAGATATGGTTTGTTTTTAAATATAATATGATCTACACCACACATGTATGCTCTGGATACTCTACTTGCCTTTAATACAAGTTCTCTTTCTTCATCATTTAATTTATAAGGTTCTGCCTCTGCGCCTCTGTGTGTGTTTGATCTAAAGTCATAACTACTATGGCTTCTTTTTGTACTAGCAAATATTTTGTTATCAACTATAAATGTTCTTACATCAAAATCACTAGGCATATATTCTTGTATTAGAAGTTCTGCGTTTAGTTTCCACATGGCTTGTACAGTCGCCACAAGGCCTTCGTAATTTTCTATTTTGATTACTCCTACGCCTTGTGTTCCTGTTAGTGTTTTTAATATGATTGGAAATTTCCCTCCTATCATATCAACACCACTTTTAATATTGTTTTCGTTTGAAATGAATGCTGTTTTTGGAGTTGGTAATCCAAATTTTTCAAATAGTAAAGCTGATGTTAGTTTATTATCACAAGTCAACATTGATGCTCTTGTGTTCATCATAAACGCTTGTGAGTTTTGAAATGATGATATTAATGAAAGACCTGCTTCATCTTCAAGTGCGCCACCTCTAGTTATACAAACTGTATCTCTACCTACAAAAGTATGTTCACCTTGTTTACCATCATAGTTGTAAACAGTAAGTGTTCCTTTGTCTTCGTCTTTAGCTGTGATGATAGTTGATTTAGTATTTACAATAACACACTTAATACCTTTTTTCTTACACGCCTTTTGTATAAGATCGGCAGTAGTGTTTTCTTTTGGGTCTTTTGAATCAGCAACAGTTACCATAGCAACTGTTATAGGTTTATCTTTACGACCTATATCTGTTTCTGTAATAAAATCTTTAAACTTCGGTACTTGCATTTTTGCTATCTATCACTTCTTCTTTATCTTGTTCAATTTTCTTTCCAATATTGTATTTAGCTGATAGCGTCCATTCTTTTTTCTCTTTAAAAGGTAATACTTTAATTTGACTTAATGGAGCTTTGTTTTCAGCTTCAGTAGGTTTTACTATGTCAATTAAATTCCAATCTTGTAAAAGAATAGTAATTGTGTTTCTTCTTTGTATATCATTTTCTACCAATGTGGCTTTCTTACCATCTAAAGCAAATAGTTCTTTGAAATGTGTTATGAAATATCTACCTTGTTTGTGTAGTATATGGCACGATTGATAAAGTGTTTTGTCTTTTCTACTAGCAACACCTATTCTAGTTAATGTTTCTCTTACTTTAAGAAAGTCGTCTGGTTGTTTGAGTGTTACCTCTAACATACTGTCAGGCGACCAACTAATAATTTCTTCACTCATTTTTTTCTCCCACCTTTATTCAAGGACTCTTTTATAAATTCAATTTGTTCGTCTTTTAGTATGTTGAGAGCTTGTTTGGCCTTCTCATTACTGTAGCCATAATACTCTTTTACACACTCTAAATTCTTCAACTTGGTTTGTGATAACCACTTACCACCAAATCGTTTTCTTTTTCTTATACTATTTAGTAGAAAATGGAACTGTGTTTTCTTATCCAGAAAATGATAACCATTCATCTCATTAACTTGTGCTATACAATCATAAAACATTGATAAACACTTGTTAATTATAAACGGTGGATACTTCTTTTCCCACGTAAGGTCGTCTGTATCTAGTAATTTTTCTTTAGTAAAATTTAGTGCGTTAAGATAGTCTGATAATTGATACATAATATAAACTTAACTTTCTATTTTTTTCGTTGATGTTTTAAATGTCCTTTATGACTTCCCATATAATAATCACCTGGTTCGTAATCCCATCTCTTACCATGATGACCTCGTATATCGGCATACCACATTCTTAATTTAACTATCAAACTTCTAAATAATGTTCTTCTTGCCATTGTATTAATTATTTTTTTTCTAAAACAAATAGATACTCTTTTATTTTTTTCTCTCTAGCTTTTTGAGTTCTAGCTGCTTTAAAATTACTGTAATCTATTTCTTTTATATTTAATTTACCATATTTATTCATTATACTTATAATTTCAGAATAATTTATATGTCCTTCGCTACTATATGAAGTTATAATATATTTAGAAGGTGTATTTTTTATTAAATTATTTAAAGATTCAATAGCTAATATTTTTTTATTATAATTTGATTTATTCCAATCTATAGGTATACCAGAAACTTTACTTATCGTTTTTGGTTCTTTATTTTTTGCAATACAATTTAACATAAAATAATTAGATCCATATGGATGTTCGTTATAAGGTGGATCGTAATAAGTTATATCTATATTCTCATTTTCTATATCTTTTACTAATATATTTGTATCTTTTTGTTTAATAATAGTTTGACATCGATTTTTAAAAAATATTGGATAACTCAATTCAATAGTTTTTGTAATTCTTCTTAAAGCGTTTTTAGCATTTCCCCCAAATTGTCCTTTGTTTGTTTCTGTGTTTTTATAAAATCCTTTAAAAACGCCAGATGTATTATTATGTACAGATACTTTATATAGTAAGGAAGAAAGAGAATAATAATCATTATCTTTAATTAAACTTCTTAGGTAATCTATTATTTTACCATTTTCATTTGTAAAAAATAATCTTTCACCCACTTGTATGCTATCATCATTTTCAGAACAATATAATTTTTCAATAAAACCTTTTTTATTGTAGTTTTTTCTTTCACTATTTAAGTAATCAATTTTGTCTTTTATTTCATTTATTTGTGTTGCATCTAAATTAGATAAATAACATTTATTAATAACATAACAATAGTATTCTAAATCATTAACAATTAGTTTATTACTATGTATTTTTAATAATCTACTTACTACACCAGAACCTGAAAATCCATCAAAACTATTAATATAATTTTTATTCAAATTTAATTTTATTTCTTCAATAGCAAGATTTATATGTGATAGCAATTTTCTTTTATTGCCCAAATATGTAATAATTTGATCTGTAAAGTATGATTGATTTAAATTAATTAATTGATTATCAGTCATTATATTTAGTTAGTTGTTCAAAAACTATTCCTGTTTCTTTAATTGATGTGTTCATAATATATTTATCTATTATATTTACTGAATCTTTAAACATTATATCAACCATTTCATCACAAGTCCAAGTTTTAAGATTTAAATATACTGAAGCGGATGATTCTCCTTTTATTTTTTCATAATAACTTATATTAAATGGTCTTTTAAGAGTAGCTGATGTTAGTCTATCTCTAATAGATGAGCCTTCTTCAAAATCTGAGCCTGAACAAAATAAATAATATGAAGAAAACATTTGATTTATAGTAAGTAATTTATATTCTGACAAGTTTTTAAATGCTCTTTCAATTGCATTTCCTTTTGCCTGATCTGGATCTGTACCTTGTTTTTTGTATTCAGAACAAAATAATGGAAAACAATTTATTGTCATATATTTTTGATTTTGTATTTCACAGTAAACTACACCGCCATCTGGTAGTATATATGAATCGTCACCTTCATAATAATTGTGATTTAAACCAAAATATTTTTTAGTTGAATCTATTATAGCCTTTTGTGGTACTTTTTTAACCCAATGAAAATTAATAAATGAAGAATCATAATGACTTTTTAATTTTTTAATTACTGATATTACGGCTTTAGCTATTTCTTTTTGTCCTTTTTTTGCTTCAGGATTATCTTTAAGGATTTTGCTTTGATTTGCTTTTTGGGTTTCACTTAATTTTTTGTCATTACTCATTTAAATTTACAACTTGCCATTATTTCTGTTAAACAAGCGACCATATTTATCTCTTGGTCTGCTACAAAAGCAGATTTATATTGATATCCAGCTAAAATTAATATTGATTGAGGTATAGATTTAGAATCTAGTGCTGTGTAAAGCACTTCATAGATAGTTTTGAATAGAAAAGCGGCCTCTTTGTCTAGGTTTTGAACCACCCACTTTCTCATATCATTAAACTTCTTCTCTTTTAAAGATACAATTAAGT